CGGGCTTGCGCATGACAGGGAAAACTGGTGCACCACATCTATCGTCACCCCCTGCGCCTGAACTGCATCGGCCACGGTCAGCACGTCTGCGGGCTTGCCATCCATCACCAGCCGCGCTATCGCCGAAAACACGATGCCCGCACGCTCGTCAAAAAATGAATCAGCGGTGATGATGTCTGACACATGATCCAGCGCATTCGGGTCAAGCAGCAAAGCGCCCAAAATGCCAGCTTCGGAATCTGGCGACCACGGTTGATATTGTGTTGTGCTCATGCTTTCACCTGCGTTTTCTCGATGACCTGTACCCGGCCTTTGTTGCTCAACAGAAAATCAAAATCACACTGCCACCCTTCGTGGCCATCAGATTTTCTGCCAAGCCCCATTAAAAAATCATTGCTGCGGGCTCGTTGGAAATACGCCCCGATCCATTCGAGCGCTTCTTCGCTACCTACTGCCCGTGGCGTGCCGTCTGTTTTTTTGCTTGTCAGGACAAACTTCCAAAAGCTGCTTATCGACTTCTGGCGCTTGTCGCTCATGAGGCGCACGGCTGGCAGCTCAGGCAGGTTGGTGTGGTACAGATCGACGATGGACTGTGAATTGCATGGTGGCAAGCGGTCGGCTTTGCCGATAGGTACGTTAGTACCTGTATCTATTGGTTCTTGGTTAATGGTTAATGGTTCTTGGTTAGGTGGCGGTTCGTTTACGTCCCGTGCACGGTTCGTGATATTTCCCCTACGCTTGGCCTCTCTTTCGAGCGCAATTCGTCTGTTTACATCGGCTTTTCCCTGATATTCGTTAAGCTCCTCTTGAATGCGCTTTTGAACATAAACACCATCTTGCAGGGTGAAAAACTTGCGCAAGACGAAGGTAACAGCCTCTATCTCCTCCCTGCTTGATGCCCACGTCCATTCGATAGCGTCGTCAAGCGTGGGGAATGCTTCACGGTCGTAGCACGAATCAATCAAGAGCGTGTACGCACCGTGCTGGAGCATAGTCAAACGCCCGCATTTTTTGGCGTAGTCGCCAATATTTCTCTTGTAATAGTGCATCACACCCCCAGCCGTTTAGCGATGGCTTGAAATGCCCGCTCAATTTGCTGCGGTGTCGCTTGCGGGTTGGCGCGAAGCCATGCCGCCTTTTCCCGCTCGTAGCTTGAATAATTCATGATAAGCCCAAAAAAAAAGGGCTTCACCTGCACACTCATCTTTTCAGAAGTTGGTCGAACGGATGTAACCCCGCCAGTGTGCATGTGAAACCCTGCTACATATCCCGACCAAAGGACACCCCAATTATATCCAAAATGGAAACAGTTGGCTACCCAGCTGGGCTATGAATCCGCTTCATAACGGCCTGAAATTCCTCGACAAGCGCCGTCCCGTCAATGCCCAAGAGGTCGCAAAATTCCGGGCAGCGCGTGTGGCCCCAGCCCTCCATCATCATCTCGCAGGCACGGTCTAGGCGCTCGGGCGGCATCTCTGCCGTGTACATCACGTTTTCGTGGATATGGCGGTGACCTATGAGCAATGAAAAGCCCAACAAGCCCCGCTGCGCTATCTGCGGCAGGGTTACCCTCAACCCCGCGCTTTTAATCGCTGGGCGACCCATTGGCCGCGTCTGTGCGCTGAAAATTAAAGGCAAGCTGTCCGAGAAATCAAAGAACAAGGTTTTTCGGGATAGCGCAACGATGGATTTATTTGAAAATGGAAAATAACACATGCAGCAACTGCAAAAACTGGAATCTGAGGGGAAGCGCCGCGATGGCAGCGGAAGGCTATGCACAATGTCGCTTGGACGAGCCGAGTGTGTTCTGCAGCGCACAGTGGAGTTGTGGCAAATTCGACCAAGTCGATCAAAAAACGGCCACGGCACGGGAGCAGTGGCTGGCGAAGTGCAGCAAGTGACAAAAAGGGGCGCGCAATGAAAAAATTTATCAACATTGACGCTCTTTCAAACACTCCAAAGCAGTATCACAAAGCAAAACTGCAGTGGATGTCGGCTGAATACGGAATCTCGATTGCCGAGGTCAATGAGATGTATGACACCGAGGCCAACCAAGAGGCCAACAAGAGTGAGTGGGTCAAGGCCGTCCTTTTTGCAGCAAAAGAAGGTCAGCTGTTGTCTGGGAAAACACTGGACAAACTAGAAGATGTGGCGCCGGGCGCCGTGGGCGAGATCTTGCATGATTACCCGGACGCAAAAGTACCGGCTGGCTACCAAACGCCAGCGGCCAAAGTCATTGAAAAATCAAGGGGAACACGATGCAAAAAGTGATAAAAATTGAGATTGAATGCGGTGAGCGCACTTGCGAGACTGGGCTGGATATGCACTGCAAGATGATGGGGGCATCCCGCCGATTTAGAAAAGAGACGGTATGTATGCTTTTCAGAGATGAACAGGGATCACCACAGGAACTTTTTTACAACCCGCTGGGGTGGGCTCAGCGCTGCCCAGCTTGCTTAGAAGCCGCGCCGTGAGCCGTGGCATGTAATCAAAATGATGACCAACAAGGAACCAAAATGCGTAAAAAAGACTTGAAAAAAGGCTATGAGCTGCTCTTGGGCATGCTGGAATACTCGACAGATCAAGCGGCCATCGTGGCACTGCTGGAGGCCGCAGATCGGGCTATTGACGAGATCAACTTGGTTGCACAATTTAGGAAAAAGTCACGGCGCAGGCACTTGGCGCTACAGAAGAAAGGTGGCATCGTATGAGCGATACAAAACAAGTTGGCGGGACGCACTACATAAGCATGCCCATGCAGCCGTGGGATGTGATGCGGGCAGTGCTGACGCGAGATGAGTACATCGGGTACATGAAAGGCAACATCATCAAGTACGCGATGCGGGCAGGCCACAAGCCGGGCAGTGACGACGCGGCCAAGGCTGGACATTACAGGGAAGTGCTAGACGCTTTTATGAAAAAATGAGTACGATCATCGGTATCGACCCCGGCGCGAACACGGGAATCGCAGTTGCGCAAAATGGGCAGCTGTATTCGCTGCACACAATAGAGCCACAAGATCTGCAAGCATTGCTGCGCGAATACTCAGAATGGTCTGGGCTGTCCGTCGTATTCGAGGATTCGCGGCTACAGTCGCATGTGTGGATGTCCACAGCAAACCGCGCTGTGTCGCTGAAAATGGCGCGAAATCTGGGCCAAGTTGACGCGTGGTGCAGCTTGATTGAGGCCGCATGTGCACAGTACGCCATCCCGTGCACTGGGGTGAGCCCAAAAGCCAAGGGCGCAAAGGTAACGGCGGCCACGCTCAAAAGGCTCACGGGCTGGGAAGGCCGCAGCAATCAGCACGAACGGGACGCAGCAATGCTTGTCATCGGGTGCAAGTCTTAACCAAACTCAAGGATGAAAAATGAAATACTTAGCAGCAATTGCAATGACAGCGATGGGAATGGTGGGTCTACATTTTGGCGTTGATTTCAGCGGCTGGGTTTTGCTCATGGGTTGTTTGTTAGCGTGGTCGTGAGCCCCGCATAAACGAAGGAGATGAAAAATGGAAATCATAAAACGCGGTGAGCTGCCGCAAGACAAGGTACACAATGAAACCTGCGGTCACTGCAAAAGTGAGCTTCAATTCAAGCACTCAGAAGTAACGCCATCGCCGGATCATCGTGACGTTGGGCTGTGGTTTGTCACTTGCCCTGTTTGTCAAAACCAGATTTTTAGGGAAAGCAAATGATACAGCTTGCCCTTTCATTTTTTGGGTTGACTGCGCTGTACATGGCAACCGGAAGCAACCCCGAAGCACGGCGGTGGGCTCCAATAGTCGGCTTATGCGGTCAGCCATTTTGGATAATCTTTGCTATTGAATCGTCAGCTTGGGGGCTGCTGGCCCTGTCAATAGCTTACACCGCAATCTATGTGCGTGCCGGGTGGGTTGTCATCCGCGGCAAATAGTGACACAATAACCCTGTTGGTCTTTCGTAGTCAAGAGTCCCGGCGGTGCGTGGTTGTGCTGCCGGGATTTTTTTATGACCAAGGCGATGGCCACAGGAAAAACAAAACTGCGCCACCAAAAACATCAGAGATTCCAATGAGTTACGCATGGACGACGCTACTTTTCAATGAGTTTTGCACCACCAAAACAGCGTTTTTTGCCGACATTATGACCATGGGGTTGAGTGCTAAAATCACCGCAACACACCCGGCACACGTCTTGTGCAAAAGTCGGGTTCTATTTTGATCCGTCAGAAGACGAAAGCCACCTCAAAGCGACGAATTGAGGATGGATTTAAAGCTGCTGATGGGGTCGCTCTACTGCTTGCAGTAGCCATCGATGTGGGGTTAGAGATATCTCTAACGTGGACTCATACATAGGTTATGCGCCACGCGAACGCCACTCCGGCTCACCATTTTTCATGCCAAAGTTTTGCGCATGTGCCGGTTCGATTCCAGCACGCCGACCTACAATCAGCGCAGCGTCTTGCGTATGACCGCTTCCAAGGCTACACCCTTGGGGACGGTAAGGGTTATACCCCGGGGGAGCAGCCCTCGGCACATTTGCGCGCCAACTTCCCTGGTCGGGGTCAGTTGGTACACGTACCCACCAAGGTGGGTGAATACTCGCACGAATGGGCTCATGCCCTCACCATCCCAGCAAATCTTGGTGACATCAACGTCACCATTGCCGTTGGTTGTGATTGTTGTAGTCATCTCGTTACACCTTAATTGCCAGCTACTACCCTTGCACTTCGCTCGGGCTTCTTCGCTGGCATGGCTGTATTGTGACACGAAAAGCGCACGCCTTAGCGTTTGCAAATAAATAATTATTTCAACCGAAAACAATTGACGCAAACGCAAAGGCGTGTACAATAGCGGTCATGGGCAGCAATTCAGCAACTCAAACAACCGGAGATCAACATGACAACAATTTATGATTTGGACAGCACTGATCTGGAATTGCTGGAGGCGCTTACGCGTCTGCCTGCAATGCTTGCAGACATCCGTAAAGCGGTATCCGCCACCGGATCGGCGTTCCTCGCCGAAATTTTGGATGAGGCCGCAAGCTATGCCGATCTTGCCATTCGCCAAAATGAGGGGCAAGGCAAAATCGGGGGATGGACAACGTGGACGCTGGAAGTAAAAGCGATGCATGCAAGCGTGATGGGGATGGTAGAAGCAAGCATGCACGCGCCGGGCGGGCGCTTCATGATGTTTGCGCCGGAAAAGGTGCTCAAGCTCATCCCCGCAGAAATGAGGTCAGCATGACTGACGCATCATTTCAAGCGCTGGCCCAGCTCATGAGCCTGCGCCAAGGCTCACAGCGCACCGCAGCCGGGCTTGCGCTGGTAGAGGGAATGCGCCCGGCTGATGCAGCTCGGGCGTGCGGGATAAGCCGGTCAGCCGTGGGCAACACGTTGGCCGTGTGTCGCAAGGGGCTGGCGCTGGCGAAGATAGCAATTCAGTAAACAATCAATTACAGAAAGATCAACATGACAACTACGAACACAACCAAGAATGCAGCAATGATCACATTGCCAAAATGGAAACTTGCAGGCGACTCCAAGGTGGATATTGCCAATCGGTTGATCAATACGATTTTGCAAATGGGGCATGCTAGAGTTTTAAAGCTGCATTCTTTAGATGACCAAATGCTGACGCTTGTGCATGATGGAGAGCTATCGGCAGAGGTGATTTTGACAAAAGTCTTGCCGTCAAAGGAACTCGCCGTTGCGATCACAGCATTCAGCGAAAAAGACCCAAGAGTCAAACTTGCTCTTGACTTTGTTGCAGAACAACAGAGCCGCATGAGCCCGGAGCAAATATCCAGTCTTAATGCTTACTTTTGGCAAGGTCAAGAATAGTTAATTAACCCTGAATGGATACATCCACCCGCTTCGGCGGGTTTTTGCTTTGTGGGCGCAGGCCATTACAATTCGAGCATGGAATTTGTTAGCGCCAAAGTTCGCAAAATGTTCGGCTGCTAACTTTTTGGGGGTTTTGTTCATCACTGGTGGCTGGCTTCGGTACTTTTGAACCCATGCGTTTTGAAATTCAGCGCCGTCACTTGGCCGCGGCCGCTGCTGAAATAGAGCCGCCCATGTCCTAGGGTTACCTCGAAACTTTTCAAAGTGGTTTTCGCTAAACCATTCCGGCCACAATGGATCACCAATTTTTCGGCCAAGCGGGTCATTTTCTCTGTCGCAAATCGCAGGCAGGCACAAGACAAACCAGTCCTGCCCATCCTGCCCTTTCAATAACCCACTTTGACCATCCCACCCTTCGGGAAGAATGCCGCCAGAAAGGTCGGCTTCGTGCCATCGTGTTTGAATAATAATTGTGGAGCCGCCCGGTATCAGCCGGGTTTTCAAATCATCCTCGTAAGCCTCGCGGGTTTTTTTGCGCAGCGTTTCGCTTTCCGCATCTTCGCGACCTGAAACCGGGTCATCAATGATGATAAGCCCAGCTCGATTGCCAGTCATGCCAGCCAGCAAACCACCGGCCATGTACTCGCTGCCGTTTTCCAAGCTCCACTCTTCAACGGATTGGTTGCCGTGCGTCAGGGTGGTGTTGAATATCGGGCGGTACTTGGACGACTTTACTATCTGCCTCGTCCTGCGACTTTGCTTCCAAGCGATTGCACTAGCATAGCTAGCCAAAATAACTTTGAGCCCGGGCTTTTTCCCCATCGCGTAAGCTGGGAATACCACCGAGGCATAGGTGCTGTTGTGCGTCGGTGTCATCGACTTGCCGCACAAGAATAAATGAGTTGGCGAATCGACCTCAATGCACACAGTGTCTGCGTAACCCGCTGGCTCTACATCAATATAGGTATCTGGCGTGCGCTGTTGATTTCGGCAAAGAACAGCTTTGCGCGGCATCCTTGCGGAGTCGGCTAAATAGAAGCTCACGCGATACACGGTGCCGTGACGAACTCCATTGAGCATTGCGGGGCCTTCAGACCATCCGGCCTTTACGCCAAGCGACCGAACCAATTCGCGCACGCTTTCTGCCAATTCTCTGTTTGTATTGCAGAACGTAGTGCATCCACGCTTCTTACATACCGTCCCATCTGTATCCACCAAGCCTTGCAGCAGCGACAAGCGCTGGGCTTTGGAGCCTCGCATGTACATAGATGGGATGTGCTTGTGTCCAACAGTTCTATGAGCCGGGTCATGAATCAAGCCCATCGCAGCAAACGCACCACGAACCCCAAGCACGCCAAACAAAGTTGGCGCACTGGAATTAGATGTCTTGTATCCCAACCGCGCCAACTCATTGCGCAACCACGGCTGATCCGCAACAGAGGATGTGATCCGCATTCCTGCACTATTCCCATCTCCAAGCCACACGCCGAGCAAGTACGGATCAACCGGCAACGAAACCTCTGGCAGGTCAAAGGCTCCAGCGTGAGCAATCATCGGGCGCTTAGACCTAGACTTTGCCAGCTCATGGGTTTCTTTGATCTTGAACACTGGCCGTTTGCCGCACAGCCGCACCAGCCATTCGTGATCCCGGTCGGCAACAATCTTGTCGCCGCAGTCCGTTGTCACGGTGTACACAGGGCGTTCTCGCCAAACTGGGCTGACCCAAGTTACGTTGCATGGCCTGCCATCATCGCCAAAAACTTGGTCGCCCACCGCCAGATCGCCCATGCGTTTCCAACCGGTGGGAGTAGGTATCGGGGTGTCAAGTGCGAGCGCCTTCGCCGAGCCTGGCGGCATGAAAACCATTAAATTCTGGATTTCTCCAGTCAATACTTTTTCCAGCGTATCAAGCAACAGAATATGGTGCGCAGCCATTGAGGACTCAACTGTCTCAAATAGCCAATCATCATCTCTGTCTGATGCGGGCTTGCCCGGCACATCAATTGCTTGCGCAAAATCCACCAGCCCACTACGAGCAAATCGTCGGCGCATTACTTCTGATGCTGCGGCTTCTGGCGTCAAGATGTTGCGCCGCCCGCAGCTCTTGCCGCAATTGCCAGCAGTGCATCGTCGGTCATTTCGTGGGCGTGAGCAACTGGCGGCAAATCTGCTGCACCACCAACTGCTATTTTTTCCCCATAAACTCTTGGCTTGAGTTTAGATGCAGTCCACTTGCGTGCATCAACGCGAAGCCGATTACGCGCCACTGCCACTTGATCGAAAACAACCTCCTCTTTGCCATCGGCTGATGTCTTAATCCCCGTGCAATTTTCGTCAGCAATAGCCACGATTTCGTCAGCCAATACGTCGGCTCTATCTTCGCGGGCGCTAGCGTACATTTGCTTTCGCGTGCTGCATCGATTTATCCAACAAAGCACCGTCACATACGCAAAGCCCCGCTCTTTAACAAAGCCCGCCAAATGACCGCCTGCAATAACATGCTGGCACAATTCCTCAATAGCTTGCAAATCAGGACGATCTGCCCACTCTCTAAATTTGCTAACAGTTTTTTTAATTTCCGCCATAATCATTTTTGCATAATGAAGTGAAAAATAAAAAGCAATGATTTTTTATCATTGTCGCTACATCACAGTTAAAGCCACCACAAACGAAATAATCGCAGCGGGCAACAGCGTGCGGTCAATCACAAAGTTGTCCTCTGCCCGTTTCGCATTCTTGACCCGCAACGCTTCATGCACAATCACGCACAAAGCGCAGATCAAAAGTGAACCGCTGAACACCATTACAGCAGCTCGCCTTCTAATTCGTGGCTTTCAGCCATGCGCACAAAAATAATATCGCCGCATTTTCCAATAATTTCTGCGCACACGCCAAGGCTTTCAAAAGGCTCCAGCTTGGGCAAAAGGTGGATGGCTGAATCAGGAACGGCCACGACATTGAATGGCGAATACATGTTCCACAAAGCAATTGCCTCTTTACCTTTTGGAGCATCTTTATAGCCTCTCGCAAATACGCCAGCAATTGCGCCGACCCTGCTCGCGCTATTTTTGTCAGTTGAAGGCAGGCACAAAGAAAGCAGCTCTTGGCGAATCGCGTTATCGGCAGCATTGCGAAGTGCCGCGTGGACATCAAAATCTTCTTTTGTCTTTGCGCCCATCATGTCATCCAGCATTTTCAAGACAATTTGCGCATGCTGATGCGCTGGGGAATCTGGCTTAAATCCACCGTCAAAGACAATAGAAAAATCAATCTGGCCGTCTTTGTCTGCAAAAACCATTGTTGCTTTGCTCATCGCATGCCCCCCATGTCACCACGAGCGGCCTTGAATGAGCTTGCAAATGCATCCTCGGAATTATCGTCCTCGGCTTTGCCCGATCGTTCGCGGTACATATCCAGCGCCACCGTCAGCGCTTCGCGAATATCTTCGACAGGTTTGTATCCCGATTTATCCTCGTCGCCCTCCAAGCCCTCAGTCTGTGGCGTTG